CTGGAGACCGTAGTGCATTCCTCAATAAAGCTGTTGAGTGTTCAATGCTTACCCTTCCTTACCTAATCCGTCAGGATAGTGGGCAGACTATTCACCAACCGCTTCCTTCTCCTTGGCAATCAATCGGTGCCAAATCAGTTGTAGCTTTGGCAAGTAAACTTATGCTTGCATTGCTGCCACCACAGACTACATTTTTTAAACTACAGATCCGAGATGATAAACTCAATGAAGAGTTAGATCCACAGATTCGTAGTGAACTAGACCTTTCGTTTAATAAAATTGAACGGATGGTTATGGATTACATCAACGCATCTAATGATCGTGTTGTTGTACATGAAGCAATCAAACATCTTATTGTAGGTGGTAATGCTCTCATCTTTATGAATAAAGAGGGTCTCAAACATTACCCGCTTAATCGTTACGTTGTTAATCGTGATGGTGACGGTAATGTAATTGAAATTGTCACTAAAGAACTGATTGCAAAAGAACTCGTACCAATTAAAGGACCTAAACCTAACGCTGTTAGTGGAGGTGGTGGGCTTGATGCCAACTACATGAGCACTAATGAGGACGTTGAAGTGTACACTTACGTTCGCATGGATAGCAAGAGTGGGCGGTGGGTCTGGCATCAGGAAGCTTATGATCAAGTAATTCCTAATAGCCGCAGCACTGCTCCGAAGAATGCAAGTCCATGGCTTGTCCTCAGATTTAATACAGTCGATGGTGAGGAATATGGTAGAGGTAGAGTAGAAGAATTCTTTGGTGATCTTAAATCACTTGAAGCATTAACTCAGGCATTAGTAGAAGGCTCTGCAGCAGCAGCTAAAGTAATCTTCCTTGTGTCACCATCAAGTACAACTAAACCGCACACGCTAGCTAAAGCTGGCAACGGTGCAATCGTGCAAGGAAGACCAGAGGATGTGCAAGTAATTCAAGTTGGTAAAACTGCCGACTTCAGAACTGCAGCTGAAATGGCTACTCAATTAGAAAAAAGAATTGCTGATGCATTCCTTATCTTACAAGTTCGTCAGTCGGAACGCACGACAGCGGAAGAAGTACGCCTCACCCAACTCGAACTCGAACGTCAACTCGGGGGACTATTCTCCCTTTTGACTACTGAATTCCTTGTACCTTATCTTAATCGTACCATGTTGGTACTACAAAGAGGAGGACAACTACCTAAGATTCCTAAGGATCTAGTACGACCACAGATTGTTGCTGGTGTTAATGCATTGGGACGTGGACAAGATAGAGAGAGTCTTCTGTCCTTTATTACTACCATTGCTCAAACAATGGGACCCGAAGCAATTGCTAAGTACATTGATCCAACAGAATATATTAAACGTCTTGCTGCAGCTCAAGGTATTGATTATCTTTACCTTGTTAAAACACCTGAACAAGTACAAGGTGAAATGCAACAGTCACAACAAATGGAGTTACAACGTGAGATGGTCGGTCAAGCCGGTCAGTTTGCTAGTGCTCCAGCCCTTGATCCATCTAAGAACCCAGAATTAAATGGCAATGAATCCAATGCCGGGGAGCAGCAAAGCCCGCAAACCCCAAACCAAGCGGTCGGCTAAGAAACCTGACCGCATTGATCCCGAACGTAAAGTAGAGGAAGCAGAACATACCCTTTCTAAAATGGAAGGGAAAGAATCTGAAACAGTAACTGTTGAAACTCCTCAACTTGGTAACAAGTATGAACCAAAAGAAAAAATTGGTACTCCTAAACTTGGACGTTCACCCAACTATGTAACTAAAGTTGGTCTCGGTAAACTTAAAGTAACTACTGCACATGGCAACACTGACGTATGACCCCACCCCTGCTGATCAGCCTGAGTTCAATGAGCAAGAGAAAGAAGCTCTAGCTATTGGTGAAGCAGCTGAACAAGCGCAGAACGAAATGCTTGCTGGTAAATTCAAAGATGCTGAAGCACTTGAACAAGCCTATCTTGAATTGCAAAGTAAACTCGGTAAGAATGAACAAGAGACCAGCGAACAAGAACCTGAAGAGTCCAGTACACAACCCGAAGAGACCTCAAACGAAGTAACAACACAGTTGATTCAAGCTTCCCGTGAATATCAGGAAAGTGGTAAACTGTCGTCTGAAACTTTGGAGACTCTTCAAGGTATGGACAGTAAAGAACTTCTTGAAGCATACATGGACATCCAACAGAACTATCAAGGTGCTCCTGATCTTAGTGAAAAAGAAGTGATGGAAGTACAAGCTACTGTTGGTGGTGAAAAAGCTTATGGTCAACTTGTTAACTGGGCTAGTGAAAATCTAGACCCACAATTTGTTCAAGCTTTTGATAACCTCATCAATACTGGTGATGTTAATATGATTAAGCTTGCTGCTGCCGGATTGCAATCAGCATACGATAACTCGAATGGTCGTGAAGGTCAGATGCTGACTGGTAAGGGAGCACCTATTGTAAACAATGGGTTCCGTAGTCAAGCTGAGGTTGTTGCTGCTATGCAAGATCCTCGTTATGATAAAGACCCAGCCTATCGTGCTGATGTCTTTGCTCGTCTTGAACAGTCCAACATTGATTATTGATGATTGTGAACGACGCAGAATTTATTGTTACCCTCAATGAAATTAAAAAGACAATGGAAAACGGTGAACTTTGGAATGGGCGTCTGGCAATGCTAGGCGTCGTGGCTGCGCTCGGTGCGTATGCCTTGACTGGTCAAATTATCCCTGGAGTATTCTAATGTGTAAAAACTGTGGAAGAAAAGCCTGTAGAGGCAACTGTAAAGGAGGTAAGAAAGGTGGCGGCAAGAAAAAAGGCTACTAAGACTCGTCTCGATCCTTCCTGTTGGAAGGGTTACAAGAAATCGGGTACTAAAGTAAAAGGTGGTACCCGCGTAAACAACTGCGTTAAAGTTAAAAAAAAGTAAACTCTATTTATTAATCATGAAATCTATTATTGCTGCAGGTATCCTCCTCGCTTCGGCTCCCGCTGCTATCGCTGGACCCTACGTTAACATTGAAAGCAACACCTCTGTCCTTGGTAATGATTACCTGGGTGGTACTGTTGAACTGCATAAAGGTTATGAAGATTCCCTTGGTGAATCCTCTTCCTGGTATGTGCAAGCTGGTCCTGCACTGGTACATCAAGATGGTGAAGAATCTGAAGTTGAATTCTCCGGTAAGGTTGGTATTGTTACTGAACTGACTGAAAAAGTTGAACTGTATGGTGAATACGCTTTCTTGACTGGTGATGAGTTCGGCTCTGCTGTTAAAGCAGGTGCTACCTACAGGTTCTGATAATGAAAATTCTTGCTCTTATTCCTGCAGCTCTGATGGCTGCTTCACCTGCAATGGCAGGTCGTGTTGATCCTGGTTTTAGCCAGTCTTACATTACTCGGGGTGATGCTTATGCAATCCGCTCCTGTGGTGATGCATATGGTATTCGTGAAGATGTTTGTTACAACCAAGTTACTTCTGGAGTGATTGATCTTCGAGGTATTGGTATTGACTTCAGTCGCTCTCGTGTTGTCCGCGTTGATTGCGATCGTCGTCATGGTGGTAAGACTACCCGTGGTGCAGTAGCTCGTGAGTTCTGTCCTCAGGTAGAAGCAGGTACATTGGCTCCTGCTCCTTTCCTTTTCTAATTAATAATGTGGTGGGTGGGTAGGATTTTTTAACGAAAAATTTTTATGGCTACTTCAACTATTATTTCACAGCGGAGTAGCTCACCATGGGAATCTTTCTGTGAGTGGGTTACTTCTACAAACAACCGTCTTTATGTTGGTTGGTTCGGTGTGCTGATGATCCCTTGTCTGCTCGCTGCCACAACCTGTTTTATCGTAGCATTTATTGCTGCACCTCCCGTTGACATTGACGGGATCCGTGAACCCGTTGCAGGATCTTTGATTTATGGAAACAACATCATCTCAGGAGCTGTCGTTCCTTCTTCCAACGCAATCGGACTCCACTTCTATCCCATCTGGGAAGCAATGTCACTTGACGAATGGCTCTACAACGGTGGACCCTATCAACTCGTCGTGTTCCATTTCCTCATCGGTATCTACTCTTACATGGGACGCGAATGGGAACTTAGTTATCGATTAGGCATGCGCCCTTGGATCTTTGTTGCATATTCTGCTCCGGTCGCTGCGGCGACTGCTGTCTTTCTTGTTTATCCCCTTGGACAAGGTAGCTTCTCTGACGGTATGCCTCTTGGCATTTCCGGCACCTTCAACTTCATGCTGGTATTCCAAGCTGAGCACAATATTCTTATGCATCCTT